TAGTAGTGGATCTCAAATGAATCTAGGAGAAGCGGATAGGTCGCAATCCCTAATCGGAACACTTCGGCTACGGCATTCCGTTTCGGCAACATCTTAATCGGTCGCTTTTCAATGGACCTTTAGCGCTGCGCGTGCTTATAGTGGTTAGAGAAGTCACTCAATAGGAGCGTAGCAATTGGAAATTTTAGAGCTTCCTGTAGATAAATTGTTATTTGACCCAAACAATGCTCGGCGACACGACCGCAAGAATCTAGATGCCATCAAAGGTAGCCTGGCGAAATTCGGTCAGATGACGCCTATCGTTATCGACGATAACAACATTATTTTAAAAGGCAACGGCACCGTTGAGGCATTGAAAGAGATGGGTTTGCCGACTGTGTTTTGTAGACGCGCAAACCTAACGACGATGACTGAAAAGACTGCTTACGCATTGGCCGATAATCGTTCGAGCGAGCTTGCTACTTGGGACATGGACGTGCTGGGTAGTGAGTTACAATCGCTTCGCGAAGATGGATTTCAAATCGAGGATATTGGGTTTGATCCTGGTGATTTCGAAGGAAAAGATTTCGACCCAAATTCCCTAATGGGTGGTTTCTCCGAAAATGATCCAAATGACAGAAAGACGGAAGACCTAGTAACTTGCCCAAATTGTGGCGTAGCCATAGAGAAAAATCCTTGAAGAAATATGGCATTCCATATCAAGGCAGCAAGAATTTCATTCTAACAAAACTTGCGGCATTTCTACCTGGTGCAAAATCATTTTATGATTTGTTTGGCGGTGGTTTCTCGGTTTCTCATTATATGTTTGAAACAGGGAAATATAGGAATGTTCATTATAATGAGATTGAAACTGACATAACGTATCTGGTTAAAGACGCCATTGCAGGCAAATACAATTACAACGTGTTCAAGCCCAAGTGGATTTCGAGAGAAGATTTCGCAAGGGATAAATCTAGTTGTGCTTATACTAGAATTATTTGGTCGTTTGGGAATAATCAGAAAGGCTATTTGTTTAGTGAGGATGCGGAAAGATATAAAAAGTCTTTGCATAACGCAATTATATTTGATGAGTTTGACGGCGTTGCTAGGGACATATTGAAAATAGAATCATGGGATAAGTCTTGGTCTATTACTAAAAGGCGGATTTATTGCGGAAGGATTGTAAGGCTTAGAAAAGGTGAACTGCAGCAACTGGAGCGACTGGAGCAACTGGAGCGACTGGAGCAACTGGAGCGACTGCAGCAACTGGAGCGACTGCAGCAACTGGAGCGACTGCAGCGACTGCAGCAACTGGAGCGAAGCATAGCAATAACATCATTAAGCTACGAAAAAGTTAAAATAGAAGATAGTGATTGCGTTATCTATTGCGATCCACCATACAAAAATTCTCTTGGATATTTAAAAGAATTCGATCATGACAAGTTTTGGCAATGGGTTGGTGACAACAAAAACCCAGTTTATGTTTCTGAATATTCAGCGCCAGATACATTCAAAACGGTTGCCGCGTTTAGGAAAATGCTTAAGGCATCATCAAATGACAAATCAGGCAAAAGGAAACATAGGATAGAAAAGATATTCGCAAATGACGCTGGGCTAGCTAAATTGAAAATATGCTAATATTATAAAATAAGTAACCGACTAGGAGCATGAGCCAATGATTATTCTAAGATACTGGATAACAAGGCTCAGGTTCAAGATAATAGATTTCCGCTTACGACGAGCAGCAAGGATGCTAGATGCCCGATCCTACAAAGAAAAGATTAATAACCGAGGATGAAATCAAGCGATGCCAGACTTATTACGGTCTCGGCCTAACCATCGCAGACATGTCGGCGCTTGTTGGCGTAAGCAAGGCTACATTCGAGCGAAGGATTAACGACCAGCCAGAACTACTTGAGGCATTATTAAAAGGAAAAGCCCAGGCCGATGCTCAAGTTACCCAGTCTTTGTTCAAGCAAGCGATATCGGGGAAAAATACTGCTGCAACTATCTTCTGGTTAAAATGCAGAAAGGGTTGGAAGGAAGCAGAGTTCTCAAGTAAAGAAGATAAAGATTACGATCCACCAGAGACACTCAAACTAGATGACGATAAAGCGAAATGAAACACAGATTAAAGCATTCAACCACCAGGGCAGATTCATGTACCTGGTTTGCGGAAGGCGTGGCGGCAAAACATTTACGCTACTTGAAAGAATGCTTGCAAAGGCGAGCAAACAACCGCCGCGTAGTGATATCTACTACATCGGACCCACGAATTCTCAATCAAAGGAGCTGATATGGGACGCTATGGAGGCACGTCTATATGAAATGGATTGGTGGTATCGCCCAATGGTTTCGAAATCGCGTTTCGAGTTATCTGACGGTCGCAAAATATATGTCATCGGTGCCGAAAAAATCAGTCGTATACGTGGACACAAAGTATGGCATATGTGTCTTGATGAGTTGGCCTATTTCGGGACTTCCTTCATTGACGTCTGGCGAGCAGCGCGTCCAACACTTACAGACTTGCGTGGATCTGCTGACCTCGCAACAACACCAGATGGAAAGGGAAGCCAAGCGTACGATGTCTGGCTTCAATCAATAGAGAAACCAGAGTGGCAGACATACTCATGGCGCACATTGGATAATCCTTGGATTGATCCTAAAGAAATTGAAGATGCAAAACATGAGCTAGATGAGTATTCATTCCGCCAAGAATATGAGGCGACATGGGAATTATACGAAGGTCTTGCATATTACAATATGGACGAGAATAAGAACCTAAGCAATTGCAGCGCAATCGATTATAACCTCCCATTGACCATGAATTTTGACTTTAACGTAAACCCTACAACCCTGTTGCTATCGCAACTCGTTAAAGATGTGGTTTATTTTCGTAAAGAATACAGCGAAGCTAATTCATCAACCGATGCGACGGTACGCCACTTCTGCGAAGAACACAGAGATAACGCGCCTAAGCTAGAATTAGAGATACGCGGCGACGCAGCCGGCAAGGCAAGAAGCTCCAACACTGGCCGCTCAGATTATCAATATGTGGAGGAAGCGTTGCGCGCCCATGGTTTCAAATACAAATATCAAGTGCCATCCAAAAACCCGCCGATTATTGATAGAGTTAAATACGTTAATGGTTGGCTCAAGCCCATGAAAGGCGACCCGCGTATCATTGTTGACCCATCTTGTAAAGATTTAATCCGTGATTTAACTAGCCAAGGTTTGGATGGACGTGTACCATCTAAGAAAAATAACTTGGGCCACAAGGCAGACGCATTGGGTTATAATATTTATTGGGAACATATTATAGGCAATAGGCAGTCTCAAAGGACTATCGAGATATGAAATCATCGATGAAACATAGTATAGGTTTTGTGGCAATGCTTTTGATAATCATTGCAATTGCAGCAATAGATAAATGTACATAGCATAAGCGTAGCAAATAAGCATTAACGCACGGAGGCGTAAGCAATGCCAATAGTTGACGAGGTTGACACACTTCTCGCTCATATCAGAGAGCAAGCGCCGATAATACATCACAATGGGAATCTGCTCGCCATACTCGAAGGCGACTTGATGCGTTTTATAACAGAGCATCTAGTCAGAGAGTTGAAGGAAGCATCTTTAAAAGACGCGTTGCCAAGAATCGCGCCAATCAATTTTTATAAAAGAATTATTTCGAAGTTAGCTAAAATTTACCAACAGAGTGTGCAGAGACGTATCATCGATGGCAATGACAGGGATCAAGAGTTGTTGCAAATGTATGAGCATTCGATGCGTATGGATTGCGTGATGAATGTTGGTAACGAGTTTTACAATGCTTTCAAAACCAATCTCAATCAAATATATCTTGGCGGAGATGCCAACAACGGCATGGGCCGACCTTCGTTTAGGCCAATACCCAACAACAAATTCTATGTTTATTCGAATGATGAGGTGGACCCTACCAATCCGACGCATATTATTTTGCCAATGGGTAGAGAAAAGAAACAAGTGCGAGGATTCAACGGACAATATGAGGATTCATTCGTTGATATTTGGAAAGTGTACACAGCAGATGAAATTTACATCATAGATGGCGATGGCGATACAAGAGCAGACCCGATGAGCGAGGGAACTAATCCATTTGGTTTAGACATGTTCATGTATGTTAATTCTTCTAAGAATTTCCTCAATCCACCACCTGATAGTGATTCTTTTCAAATGAGTGTGCTTTTGCCCGTATTAATAAGTGATTTAAATTATGCTGTCAAATATATGAGCTTTAGCCTTGTTTATGGAGTAGACGTTGATTCAGAAAACCTAACACGCTCGCCAAACGCTTTCTGGGCTTTGAAATCTGACCCGACTTCAGACAGAACACCGCAAGTGGGGCAGATAAAACCGCAAGTTGATATCGCCGACGTAATGCAATTGATAATCGCAGAGCTATCGATGTGGCTAAACTCTCGCAACATTCGTCCGGGTAGCGTTAGCGACATGACCGCTGATAACGTGGCATCTGGAATATCTAAACTTGTTGACGAGGCGGATACAACCGACGAGCGCAAGAAGCAGGTTGAGAGTTACACGACCAGCGAGGAACATTTTTGGAATGGCTCCAGCGGCAATGCTGGCGTATTGCATCGCATTCATCCGATGTGGGTTGCACAGAATAGAATAGACCCGAAATTCAGAACTTTGTTTTCGCCAAATGCGCGGGTAGAGATCAGTTTTCCTGAGCAGTTACCCATGGTGCAACGAGGCCAACTGGTGCGCGATCTTATCGAGGAAGTAAACGCGGGTTTTATTTCACGTGAAACGGCTATGTCTAAACTTAATCCAGAATGGACCGACCAGCGTATTGAGGAAGAAATAGAATCAATCGATGGTTCTGCAAATATT